CATAAATTATTCCACGTACCTGCTAATGGCAGGCTCTAGGTTGCATATGACCGTGCCATGCCACCCGCTAAGTTTGTTTTTGGAAACGGTTACGTACCGCGTGAAGTCGATCTCTGAGTCTTCGACATCGCTAGATTCTTGCTTTGCAATTCCGATACAAACATCGAGCTCGGCCATCTTGCCAATCTTGGAACCTTCCATATCAAAACCTGAAAGCTTAGTACGGCCGCGGGCTTCATTGGACGCCTGAGAGACGGTTATTAAAGCTACGTCCTGACGCTTGGCTAGCTCACGCAGACGGCGGTAAAGTTCTCGTAGGCGTTCGTGCGAGTTATTGAATGCATTACCGCCAAGCTGGATCTTGTCCCCTTGGTCTAAAATAACTATGTCGAAATCGCCGTGCTCAATGTAGGACTCGATCTTTGCTAGATCCCACTCTTGGATGTCACGCATCTCGATGTTGTCTTCTATCTGACTGAACTTCTGTCGGGCTAGTTTAGGATCAGATATAACCTCAGTTAGGGTCATACCTCCCCAGCACTGCATAGCTCGCAACATAGTACGGCCCGTATCTTCCTCGTTGCCGAGCAGAAGTACTTTGGCACCCTGCTGACAGAAACCCCCCGGGCCACAGGCCAAGGATACGACAAAGGCAGACTTGCCCGTCTCGGGTAGGGCGAACACGGCCATGAATTCCTTACGACCTAGGCCATAGATATTTCTAGAGAGCGTGTTGAGGTTGAATTGGAATCGTCCTTCATCAGTCGCAGACTGCAAGAGCGTTTCGATGTCCATAGTCGTAGGGGCACCGAAGTCAGAAGGCATCATACCTTCCTTGGAGCGGGACATAAGATCTTTCAGGCGCTCTACTGCATCCTTAGAGCCCTCGGTAATCTCTATACCTAGGTTGGATACCTTTAGGCCCCAGTTACGCATCCAGAGCTCACTGAGGAGGTCAGATGCGACGGCAGGGGCTATGCTGGGGGAATTGTCTATCTCTGCGAGGAGGTCTGTAATCTCGCCAGACTCTGCGCGAGTAGCTACAGGATTATCGGCAACCCACAGCGCCTTCAGGTCGTGGCTACTCAGGTCTGCGGCATACTTCTCATGCCCTATTCGTAGGGCTCGAAAGAGGTCTTTGTACTCGCCGTTGAATAAGTTCTCGGTAAGGTTGGTGCGGTTTTCAGTAAAAAAGTCATGGCTCAAAAGAGATTTAAGTAAGGTACTGTCTAACATATCAACATCCTAGTGTCATTTGTAGTGGCTGAACTATAACTCAGCAATGACACTAGTGTCTACCGTGCAGACAAAAAAAAGCCCCCGTTATGGGAGCTATTTTATAATATTTAATTTTAGGAGATGCGTAACTTCATCTTTTTGATGTCGGGCACGGAGCCTCTATCCCTACGTTCACGCACATCTACAGCGTGAAAGACTACTCTTGGATTTCCTTTGACCAGTTCGTCAATAGCGGCTTTGAGTTTTACCTGCTCTTCGCCTGCATCCATGTAGCCATTTGGTAAATCGTAATCGATTATAGCTATGCCTCGTACTTTTATCATGTTTAGCCCTCTACGTATTCCCGACCTCAGTACGGGGTTATTTTGATGTGGTGTGATGGAGTTGGACGGGACGCCAAAAGAGGAGGAGCTCTATTTGGGGTGCTCCACTGGGTTACGGACAATCCAAAAAAACCAATCGAGGGTGTGTGATGCGCGATCATAGTTATTGGTTTTATTGGGGCGTGTAGTTTTATTCTTTGTGCCACAATATTTCCTTCCTTTTATATTCGCCTTCATTTCAAGCAGTCCAAGACCCTGTCCTTGTCTAAGTATTTTAAGTCGGTTTGTAGAAATATTATCCGAACATTAGGCAGGCTTAACTTCTTGTATAATTTAATAGCTACAGAACTCGCGTCTTTGTCAAGAGCAATATAAACCATCTTGTATTGCCTTAACTCGGCCCGCTGTAAGGGCGAGACATTTGTTCCAAGTAGCGCGGCCCCTGTGTAGGCTCCCGTAGCGGCTACTGCACAAGCAGAGGCGGCATCCTCTACAATCACTGCTATGTCACTGTTACCACTTATAAAAAGACCGTCTGTGTTGCCATAAGTAAGCCATTTTGGAATTCTTTTAGATAGGCTTCTACCTACCGCACCAACACCATTAGTATGGAACAGTACCCGATCTTCTTTTGGATCATAGGAAATTTTATTTATTTTGTTATTGTAGGCGTAAAGACAGTTGTTAGCCTCTAAGTAAGCCATAACTCGGTTGTGGTTTGCGGGGTCGCTAAGTAGCTCGGGGACATCCCTAGTACGTTTAATGCGGGTGGTTACTTTGTATGACCCAGTCTTGATAGATTCCAGACTATGTCCGACGCGGTACGCACCTTTTGCAGTACAGCTAGCTTTAAAACAATTCCAAATAAGTTTGCCATCTTGGTGGGACAGAGTAAATTTCTTAACTCCTCCGCAGAAGGGACAGTTCAACGTCTTGCGCTCACCGTCACCGATCTTAATACTATTTACGTATTCTAGTTGTTCTCTTTTGGGGATCGTCATTGCTAGTGGCCTCGTCTGTGTTATCGCACAGTGTAGTTTTATCATTAGTTTTTACTGGGGCTTTCTTACTCCAGTCGATTGCGTCATATCCAGATTGGAAAGCTTTCCTAGTGTCTGGGTTAGATGTTCTTGGATCACTTCCTTTTCCACCATCAAGTGGCTTCTTCATTTAGCTACTCCATAATATATATTAGTAGACCCCTCTGGGGGTACTCGGCCCCATGCGGCCTCGTATTATTCGCACTAACTACGACACTTGTCAAGATTTAAAATTACCTAGCTAAACACTAGTTATGACGTTATCAACTAAATCGTCACGTAAGTCATTGATAAAATTAAAGAAACTACTACCCTGAAGGTCGTAGGTTCAAATCCTACTCCCGCAACCAAGTAAAACTAACCTCTTGATTTATATTAAATTTAAGGGGTTAGTTCTAACTTTTTTAGTTAAAAACCAGTTAAGTTGAAATTAGTTGGGACATCGAGCTTTTAACTCGTTTTTTTCGGTGTTTGTTTGGTTCTTATTAGTGTCACAGGCCCAAAGTGATTCTAGGCATGCTTAACTTTTAAAATCTCAACTGATGCGCCGTAAATCTCTCTAGCACCTAACATCGATCCCACTTGAGTTATCTCTAACCCGTTCTCTTGAGCCATCTCAGAGAAGACTTCAAACGGAACTCTTTCTCTTCTGTCGTAGACCTCTCCTGCAAGCATAACGACCTTGGAGTAGACATCAACCTCAGAGATAAACATCTCTCCGTCTGGAGCTAAGTATCGCCCACAGCTTTTGTACAGGCTTTTGTGAAATGCCCATCCTTTGTCGGCGGCTCGAAGATCGTCGGCCATATACCCATGGGGATGGTCTTTCTGTATGTCTACATAGTTGGGCGGATTTACCACGATGCAATCAAACTTAACATCTGATGGCATGTCATTAAACATGTTAGAAATGTAGGTCGTCGCCTCCATGTTCTTATTCGTCAGGCTTTTCATTACGCAGATCATTACTTCTGGGTTTATGTCGCTTAAATGCAGGTTATCGCACAATCCCTGTTCTTTAAGCCACATCCCGACCCAAGCAGGCCCACAACCGAGCTCTAGGAGGTTTTTGTAGTAGGGCTGTTCCGTAGTACGGAATACCGTAGGGCTGTTGGCTATTACTCTTTCAAAGGTGGGGGCTAGTAGCTTACCGCCCCCGTCTAGGTGGGGTCGGGAGTTCACGGTAAGAGCCCAGCGTTCGTAGTTTAGTTCGTTCATATAGCTGTATACCTAGAGTATGTTTGCTTTAGCCTCAGTAGGGCCGCGGCCTCCTTGCCTCGCACCCCCCGAGTAGCTTTGTCTGGGGCGTGGGCGGCTCTGAACGCATTTACACCCCCACACCGATCACGGTGCAGTTTGTTTTCAATGGAGCACTTGCGAGAGTACTCTGCCCAGCGCAGTAAGATGGATTGCTCGTTCATTAGTACATGCTTTCTTTTGGGGGGGTGTGGTTCTTCCAGAGGTTCACAATAAACGCCCGTCGTTTCCCCGAGTACACCTTACGTACTCTGTGAAATTGCCCGGGGTCGAACATAACCAAACGGTTGTACACGGGAGAGATGCGCTCAACGATATCTTGATCGTTACCGAACATAATCTCTAGCATCCCGCCCTCTATTTTGTGTGGGTATGGATAGAAGATGGCCCCAAACTCAGGGCAGACTATATTAGAGTTGTCTGCTTCAGCTAAGACCTCGTCTTTGTCTTGATGCCACGACAACCCTTCGCCTTCCTGTGTATTTGTCCACCACTCGAACCCGTGGCTCTGTTCTACGTCAGGGTAATGGCTCCAAATAGCTTTTATCAGGTGCTCCCAGAGGTTGCTTGGGGGTGTATCCCACCAGCCGTCGTACCACCCCCGAGAACTAACCCACATAGATTCTTTCTCGAGCTCCTGTAGGATTGCCTTATCTTTTACGAAATCATCAAGCAAAATCATGGCATGCTATCCATATGATCCATGTCTCTCTTCTTCTGTCGGTAGGCCGCACGGCGAGACACTGCGGTCTCTGCCTGAACCTCTGTACGATTTACGTATATCGAGAGTACATCCAAGGCCTTGTGGCCCGTCATGGATCTGAGCTCTGCGTTACTAGCCCCAGAGTCAGCTAGCTCAGTCGCCCCAGTCCTGCGAAGGTCGGCAATGTTCAGGTTGGTAGACGGAAGTCCAGCCAGCCTACATATCTTTGCCTTGTATTTATTGTACAGGCGCTGGCCATTTCTGCCTAAGTAGGGGCGTTTGGTGCCTTCGCAAATTAATATGTAGTCGTCGTCGCCTGCATCACCGCGGCACCTAGTCAGACGTTCTAGGAGCTCAGGATCTATGGCTGGAATTACGTCAGCCCCAGTCTTTATTTGGGTCAGGGGCATTTTATTACCCTTTATATCGCGCCACCTACGTACCAGCATATCTCCCGGTCTCTGGCAGAGGTAATAGCACATCATAAGTAGCGTACCCATCGACTGCATACCGTGCTTATCAGCCGTAGCGACGAAGGTTTGGATCTGTGCGTCTGTCCAGACAACACTACGAGACGGCAATGCCTTCATACGCATGTTTGAGAAGGGGTTTCCCCGCACTTTCGAGGCCCTGAGGCCTGAATTCCACACTACTCGCATCACTTTGCATACCGTAACGGCTTTGTGGGATGACTTTTCCACCTGAATTTGCTGGTAAAGCGTGTCAGCATGATCCGCAGATACATTCTTGGCTAAAAACTGACCAAATGACTTATTTGAACCAGCTAAACGCAACGAAAGTGCGAAATCTAACTGGTCTTGGTAGGATTTCTTACTGTTTGGCTTCAGATCATTCCAAATTGTAGTCTTTTTGAAGCTTGCGAAGAGCCCAGCAACTGTATGCCGATCAATTTTAATCTTATTGTGGGCCCGCCGTACATAGGACTCGTACCGTTCTTGTATCTCGATAGAGTATTGCTCCGCCTCAGGCAGGGTATCAAACTGCTCGTAGCCTACCCCCAACACAGCCTTTATGTCTTCGGGTGGGTTCACCTTAAACATGTTGTGTGGGTATGGTTTCTTGCGTTTTACTATCTGTATATATTTCTCGCTCATAGTGGTTCCCTTTTGCTAGTGGTCTCATAACTTATACACAGCTATGACACTAACTAAAAACTACTTGCGCGTCAAACACAATATTATTGGAGTATTATACAGTCTGTTGTATTGACACTTCTTAGTGTCATAGGTAATATGGACATGTTCATAGAGAAGGTGCGCCCCCACCCAGCTTTCTGAGCCACGCAACCAAGTTCTAAACGGATCTGTGGATGTACCTTGACCCACAACTGTCAAAATTAGCTGGATTACCGCTGTTTTGATGGTTGTGGGTCTTTTTTTATGCTTTTTTGTTGGCTTTTTCGTGGGAGCTTGCAAAATCTATAAGATTTCCGTCGCTTTCTGTTGTCGTTGACGTACTGCAATCACTCCCTGTCTCGGCAGTGATGTATAGCGGTATGCAATACTCCAGAGCATCAGCTTCTGTCACAACGTCTGAAGCAATGTAGGTCGTCGGTAGCTTTACTATTGATACCTCATTCCCAGTCTCTCGACATAGATCAACCCCGTCCAAAATTGTTAGGGCCATGGCTTCGGCCTGATCTGGACAGAGTTGGATTGAAAATTTGCGTATCATGTCAAGCTGTACTCCAGTATAGGTTTCCGCTAACAATTCAGTTTTTTACTTCCGCGTCAAGCCCATTACTACATGCTTATAAATAAATAATATAGCCTTAGTAAATATATATATACTGTATTTTCGGAAAAAAAAATAAAAAAAATAAACAAAATCATATAATTAGCAGTAAATAATTAGGGCTTTAGTTAGTGTTTACGATTGACAATAGGCCCGCAATATTTGAGAATTAAAACAGGCGATTGATACCCGCCCAAATTAACCACTAGCAAAACAGGAAATTAAAACCATGATAAAACCAAACAAAAAAACCGCCCGCATTATATACAGGGGCCCGAGTATTTTAGACGGATCGCCAATTGTCGCAATTATGACAATGGCCAGCCGAAACACTAAAACGGGGGCCATGGCGCAAGTCTATATAATCGCCGATAGTGATTTAAACCCGCTAGATATTAACCGCCTCGGCCTAGATTTTGGGATCTGTGGCGATTGCAAATTAAAAGGTAAACCCGCCCCCGATAAATTAAAGGGAACCGCCACCGAGCGGGGTTGCTATGTCACTTTATTTCAGGGGCCGCTAATTGTCTGGAAAAATTACAGGGCTGGAAAGTATGCCCCGATAGCCCCCGCCGATTTGGCCGAATATGGCAGGGGTGAAAATATCCGCCTCGGGGCATACGGTGACCCCGCCGCTATACCCGCCGCCATTACTCGGGCCCTTATAAGTAAGGCCGCGGGGCATACTGGTTACACTCACCAGATTAATATAATCGCAACCGATGCTCGGGCCGAATTGGCCAGCGCCTGCATGATATCCGCCGACAATTTAACCGAGGCCCGCAATCACTGGCAGGCTGGCCGTCGCACGTTTCGAGTAATTCAAAATATTGATGAGATCGTGGCGGGTGAAATTGTATGCCCCGCAACCTCCGAGGGCGGTAAAAAAACACACTGTAACGATTGCCGCCTTTGCTCGGGCTCCGAATCTGTAGGTAAAAATATTGCCGCCGTATTCCATGGCGGGGGCCGAGGCCATGCCGCCCGAGCTTTAATATAATGAGGGGCATTTATACGGCAATCGGGTTCTGCGTTTTTTGGGTGCTGGTATTTTATGGCCTGCTCTTTTTGGCCTAGTGTCATAATTAAACGCTTGCAATTGTCATTAATCAGGCTGTAGTATTACAGCACTCGGGATTGATACCCGAGCAATCCGCCCCTCGGGGCACCACTAGCAAAAAAGGTTATTATTATGAATATGCAAAATGTAGTATCACTAAACACCGCAACCGCCGCGGGTATCCATTGGCCCGAGCTTACAGCTAAAACGGATTTTGCCGCTAAACTGGCCCCGATATTTAGCCGCGAGAATTCGCCACAATCTGGCCCGTATCATCAATACGACTATACGCCCATCGATAGCAGTATTGGCCGAGTGGTTACCCGCTCCGATAATGGCGAGGCCCTCGGGGTAGTTGGCTCGCGCTATGGGGTAGCAGAAAATGGCCCGATTTATGAAATGATGCGCCTAGGTGCCGAGGCGGCACTACCCCGCGAGGCCCTTCGAGATATCCAGTTAAAAGAAACCTCTAGTTATGGCGGCCAGTTCACCCGCAT